TTTCCATTCATATTCCCATCGTTCTTGATCTGACATATTTTTTGTTTTTTGATTTTCTGCAAATGCAAATAAGCCTCCTACAATCATAACAATTGTTCCAAAAATAATTCCACCCATAATAATCCTCCAAATATTTTTTTATTTTAAACTATCACTGAGATTTTCCAAAAACGCACATAGCATCAATAAAAATATTCCTCCAATTAACGTTCCCATTTTATCCCTCCTTCACTACTTATTATATATGTAAGCACATTTATGTGCAACACCACTCTTTGTTCTTCCTAACTCTTTTGCTATTTCTTTATGTGTCTTATCCAATCTCAAAAGTGTTTTTGTTCTTCTTAAGTCTTCGTCTGTCCATTTTTTTCTTGTATTTTTATGTTCATAATACATTTTTTCTTTTCTTACCCATTCAGGTTCTAATGCCAAAGTCCCACACTCATATTTTGACCAATTTATTATATCTTTATGATTTTCCGCCCATTTCCAAAACTTTTTCAAATCAATATCATAACGAATAGTTCCGCATATATTTATACTATCATGTGGCATATCAAACTTTTTAATCCATCTTAAAACCACAGATACATCAGAATTAAATCCTTTTGCCAACTGTTTTGTAGAAAATATATCCAATGATTTGTTAAGACATAATTCCGCTGCTTTTCTCTTGACAGAAAATTTTGATCTTTTCAGTCTTTTTGCAGTAACCTCTACTGGTTGATACAAATATTTTGACTCCATATATTTTTCTTCACGTTCAGTCCATTTTCTTCTATTTGTCTCAATATTAGCAGTTGTATTTATACCCATTCTACTTGCTTTTGCTTGTACAGATCTGTAACTTCTTTTAAGTTTTACTGCAATATGTTTAACAGAATCTTTTCCATAGTGTTCTTTTAAATATTGTACTTCGCTTTCTGTCCATGCTCTTTTCAAAATTATACCACCTTATACAA